ATAGCAATATTCCTCTTCTTCAAATAGTTGTAGATGATGGTGTCCCACATCCGCACCTGATAGAACACATCACTATAATTGACTTTAGCTTCATATGCCATAGTCAGTGCAAGTTCAATCAGTTTCATCTTGCTTTCCAGTCGGTCAACAAGTTCCACGTCAATTATATTATATTCAATAAACTTTTGCCACCCTTGTGTGTAGAAATCCTTAAAAGTTTCAAACTCACTATGGTCTAACTTCTGCTGATTCAACTCTACCTTTGCAATATAATCCAACCTATAAGATTCCTGTGCCTTATAAGTAAACTTCTTATATAAATCTAGATAATCTAATTGAGTTACACCACCCACATCATATACAATCTGA